ATAAAATTCAAAAAAAATATTTCATACTTTTACAGGTGCCACTATTTTTGATTTAAAACATTTCAGGCATGTTAAGCATTGCCTATAAGAACCGTCTATCATAAAAGGATTGGAATTCACACTATTGCAAAAAATACAAACTTTGGAAGACTGCAACGGTGTAAATTGCGAATTTTTATTACTTGTATTATAATCAAATGCCAAATCTACTGGAGTCATATTCATATTTTTCTTTGTAAATATAAAATAGGAATATATTTATATAATAAAACGAACAAAACAAAACAAAACAAAATAAATTTATTTTAACGATATAATATATAAATAAAGAATGTCAAACATAACGCCATTATATAACTCCTTTGTAATCTTTATTTATGTACTAAAAATTACATTTGTGATTCTCTCTGTAACCAAATTATATTTAATTAAAAAGGACCCGAAAAATAAGCGGATAGACACTATTATTTATTGGAAAGACCGAGTAGAATTTGTATTCGTTATTTGCATGGCGCTCCTTTTAATCTACACATTCTTACCCTCATCCAAAAATACACCAATAGATAAACATACGCAATTTCTTTTTTGTTTATTTGGCGTATTACTCTTATTTACGGCCAAATGGGAAATCTTTGTATCTGAATCACAAACAATAAAAACTCTACAAAAAGTCATTGGTCAAGGCGCGAACCAATAAAAATCTTGATAAAAATCTTGATAAAATATAATTTTTATATAGCAAAATATATAAGAATTATATGCCGTGCGGAATTAGTTGTAGTTTAGCCACCGTCTTTCTAATTTGCATGATTTACTTTACCAATGCAACACATCAAAGTCAGATTTCCCAAAAGTATCAACAGCAATTACCACCAAATTTGCAAGATTTGTACAAAAAAATCGTTAAAGAACGGCTCCATATATATTACTATGGTTACGTTCTTGGTCTTATTATTACAATTATCATTATTATTTACAACAGACAACAAAAACAAAAGATGTCTATTTTCACTACAATTTGTTTAACAGTTAGTGTCTCATTTATTACTAGTTATTTTTATTACATTCTTAGTCCAAAATCAACCTGGATGTTGGAACATATTAAAGACCCGAAACAAACGGTCGCATGGCTAAACATGTATAGACACATGCAAATATATTACCATACTGGTCTCGTTCTCGGAATCGTTGCTGTTGGATTAATAACATTTGCGTTCCATTAAACGGTTTGATAAATAACTAGTTTAGAAAAACAGGCTTTTTTTAATCTTCAGTAGTATTAATATATTTATATATACTATAAAATGTCATATTATAATGGAAATCAAGTTACTTGGAACCCAAACACCCAAAATCCTGCTCAAAGACAATTTCCTTATCAAGGTTCAACTACCGCCCCAGCAGGTTTATATCCGGATGGATATGTTATGCCACCGCGTAACGGTAGAGTGCCTGTTGGGTCACAAAACCCTGATGGGACGTTTAATGGAGCTTTTAGAGGAATAGGAGTTGTGAATCCTTGGGGAGGTTATAAACGCAAGAAAAGTAAAAGAAATCGTACAAAAACAAAACGTTCTCGTAGAACTAGACGTACTCGGCGTTCTAGAAAATAATAATAAATAAATTGGAGAGAACTGAAATTACTCTATAGCATAAACAAGAAAAACAAGAAAAAAAAAATAAGAAAACAAGAAAACAAGAAAACAAGAAAACAAGAAAACAAGAAAACAAGAAAACAAGAAAAACAAGAAAACAAGAAAAACAAGAAAAACAAAAAAATAAATTACAATATAAACCGTATAATTGTAATTTATATAAGAAAAAATAAATAAATCAGACAATGAAAATAATAAATGTATCCCGCATTATAACCGGGTGGATAATATGTGTAACATTTTTTTTGGCCGTTTCAATAACAAACTCGGAAAATACAGATGATAGCAATATAAAAATGTATAGATTCGGCCCACACGATGACCTGTATATAATCGGTATTTGTATAAACACATATAAAAAATATATCATAATGGTTTTGTATTTAATTATAAATACATGTTTCCGAAATATGAATCATAATATTATAGGTCCGTGGATAACATTAAATATTCAAGACAATACAGAACAAGGGAAAATAATTAAAAACACAATTCACAAATTTAATGCATTTGAAATATCAAATATTAATACAATATATTATTGGTTTGACTGGTTTATTTATATTCATTTATTATTGGCGCAAATAGATATCGTATTAATAGAGGTGGGTGCTGATTTATTAACATCTAATACAATAACGTGGTGGTATTTAAAACAAACATCAGAAGAAAAAGATGAACAAGAAAAGGACGAAGAAAAATATGAACAATTAGAAATAGAATACGAAATAGTATGAAGCGAACCAAAGGAGTTAAGGTCGTTGAAACTTGTTGATGCACTCCCAAATCTTCGCCGATTCTTGAATATTGAAAGCACCCCGTCGCTGGCCCAAATTCAAAAATGAAACCAAAACATTCAACGCAATATTCTCATCTGTAATAGGAATATCGGTTAGAATTGGCACTTCCTTCTTATCTACAGCTTTATCTACAGTTTTATCTACAGCTTTCTCTTTCTCGTCAAAAGAAATTTTTGATCCAACCGTTGTAGTATCCATTTATTTATTAATTAATCCTCTAATTTTAAGTCACTTTACAAAAAAATAATATAGATTTTGGAATAACAAGAAAAACCAATATAAAGCTTAGCTTACATCATTTATAAAAAGTAAGATGATGAAAGCGAACCACACCACCCAGCAACAATTATCCGCGAATCCCGCATTTAAGGATCTAAAAGAAAAGTTTTTAGAAGAAGGGTGGCTCATTAAAACAGATATACAAAATAGACTGGAATTCAAAAGTCCGACAAGTGATTACGACATTTTTGAATTCATTATAGAACCCACTGAAATTCATGTTACCGTTCCATTAAAGAATTCCAAATACCAGTATTTTACCAAGTTTGCCGATTATTTCTCCGCATGTGAATTTGCCGAGATGCATCTGTTAGAACTAAAAAATGCATGAATAAAAAATGCATGCATTATGAAAAAAATTGAACTATATAAAATATAATAACTATATTTTACATAGCAAAAAAGAATGAGTGAATTAATTTTAAAGGATGACATTATTGCAAATACTTATATTGAGCTTCACCGCAAAGAAGAAGAAGAAACAGAATTATGGCTCAACAACGAATATCAATTTGCCATTTTGCAAGTAGAAATAGCAGACACCCATGTAACTGAAATCCCGCAACACGTAGCATTCGGGATTGATATTTCAGGGTCAATGTCTGACCAATGTGCAGATGGCCGCACCAAAATGCATCACATTATTCATACAACAAAAAATATAATTGATGTCTTTTCCAAAAAAGAAAACAACTCCAACATTACCGTAGAAATTTATGGTTTTGATGATGAAATAGAAACAATAATCGCCCCAACAAAGTGTGACGAAACAACCAGAGATAAAATTCATGCAGCAATCAATACAAAATTGAATCCGCGCAACAGCACCAATATTGAAATTGCGTTAAAAACCGCGAATACACGTCTTCAAAACGCTCTTAAAAAAAAAACACATATATTTATGACAGATGGACAAATCACTGCAGGAGAAACCAATGTAAAGAAACTTGAAAAATATATAGATGATTCTTATCCAAATATTTTCATCGGGTTTGGTAACGACCATGATGCTCAATTATTGCAACAATTAGCGAAAAGTATAAATAATTCCTATTATTATATTGACCACGTAGAAACTGCTGGACTAGCATATGGCGAAATTTGCCACGCGATTTTGTATCCGGCACTACAAGATATAACAATTTCCATAAACAATGGAGAAATTTATGATTTCCGGACAAATACGTGGAACCAAGAACTAAAAATTGCATCATTACTTGGTGAAGCAAAAAAAACTTATCATTTACGCACAAAAATGCCGGAACTTCTGAGCGCAGAAATAAGTGCTTATACAGATGACCCAGAAAAAATGGAAGAAAAAATGGAAGAACATGTTGATATTTTACCGGCATTAAAAAATGAAGATTCAATTTTACTTCCGAATGATTTGACAAAATACTTTTACAGACAACGCACACAAGAACTGTTGTACGGTGTTCAACAATGCATTAAAAAACAAGAACAAGAAGACCAAGACCAAGACCAAGACCAAGACCAAGACATAAAAAGAAAAACCGTAAAAGAGCATTATGATAAATTGAAAACATTTTTGAAAAATATGAAAAATTATATGATAGAAAATAATATAACCGATGATGAATTTATGAAGAATCTTTGTGACGATATTGGAATTACTTTAACGGCATTAAAAACGGCGAACAAAAATCTGGTAGCGGCATATTGTACCGGACGAGTGTTATCAAATGGAACGCAGGGCGCATATCAACCAGTATTAACTCCACAAAAAAATAATAATCGCCCTCCACGAATCAATAGACAAACAAATCAATTAGACGAAGATTATACCCCTTTAACCCCAGTAATTAATCGTTCAAATGCGACACAACGACAATTAGAAATGATGCGATGTATAACAGGAAGTGATGAGGCATTAGATAATATATTATCACCATCTTTAAATGATAATGATTTAAAAAATGTATTTAAATTTCCGGTTTTAACCGGATTATCAGAAAATTCCGACGAATTACCTTCTTCTTTACAAAGTTTTGCGTCACTTATTTAAAAAAAACAAAACAAAACAAAACAAAACAAAACAAAACAAAACAATACAAAACAAATTTATTCATTAACAAAATGGGAGTCTAAGAACCCCAAATCAACGAATTTATGCATATTTTTCGGATGAAATACCTCCATCATCAATGGTTCAAAAATAGTATCCATAAATTTTTTTTGATGAATAGACCTATAAATAAAATCCTGTTTCATAGTTTCCATTTTATTTAAACATATTGAATTCCAATCCCACGGCTTATCTGGATATTTTTCAACAAATTCCATCGTTAAATTTGGATTACTACTTAGATACTCCCATTCCCAAGGTTTATTTATATATTTTTCAACAAACTCTAACGTTATATTTTTATTATTGCTTATAAAAGTCCATAACCATGGCTTATCCAGAAATTTTTCAATAATTTCCATAGTTAAATTCGGATGATTACTTATAAAAGCCCAATTCCATGGCTTATCCGGAAATTTTTCAATGAATTCCATCTTTAAATTCTCATGATTACTTAGAACATTCCAATCCCATGGCTTATCATGATATTTTTCAATAAAATCCACATTTAAATTTATATTTGGATTCTCGCTTATATATTCCCATACCCACGGTTTATCCGGATATGTATCAATTATTTCTGTCGTTATATTTGAATACATACTTATACAATTCCATTGCCACGGTATATCTGGATATTTATTAATTATTTCCATCGTTATATTTTCATTTATACTTATAGTATCCCAGTTCCACGGTTTATTTGAATATTTATTAATAAATTCCATATCTAAATATTTATAATTACTTAACCATTCCCAATCCCACTTTGCATCGGAATATTTATCAATTAACTCTAGTGTTACATTTTCATTTTTTGTTATTAAAAACGAATCCCACGGTTTATCCGGATTTCTTAAAATAAATTGCAACCAATGTTCATTCCAATTTATTTTACTATTTTTATTCTTCTTCTCCATATTTTATTTTAAATTTATTTTTATTATTATTTTTATTATTATTCTTATTATTTTTATTGTGTAATTTTATAAATACGAATTATTGCTTCAATTTTAAAAAAAACGTTAAAAAAAGTTTGTATTCACATTCCATTCGCTCGGCTCATCTCTATTTGTGTCATTCTTTCGCGATACTCCTAATAAATAAGAATTATCTGTTGTATTGTACGTTTTTACTGCTTTCTCTTTTCCCATTTCTTTCGTTGGACCCGCGATACCCCACAAATTTTCCCAAATTTCACTAATCTCCGTCCCATTACCAGTATCAATAATAAAAGGACACGAATAATCCGGCGGAGAATTTAACGGCGCGCATGGATTGCAAACACCCTTTTCAGCCAAAAAAGAAAATCCCGGAACAATTCTAGGAATCTCCGCACTAGGAACGACGGACGTATCATATGTCATAACGCCATTAATTCCGCTATATCCGGTATAAACTGTCTTGTGCATAACAGTATCTCCCTCCAAAGATGCCGCACACTTAACCGTATTATTTATATTTTTCGGCATATTCTTGGGATGACCAATGGTAACCCCACCAATTAAAAAATCGCCCTCCTTCGTATTCCATGTTAAAAGCTGTTTTATAGCGTTTTCATTATAAACAATTTGCGCATCATTTAAAGAAGTGCCTGGATTTGAGCTGATATATGAATTCTGTGCAACTGCGTCTTTATACATGCGTTGCACGTTTTTGGACCAAGGCCATTTCCCATTTTTCAAAAATGAACGCGCCTCATCGGCTGTCGCTTGTTTCTGAATTATTTTCATATCAAAGAAAATATTTGGATTATGTGCTGCCTGAAAACTTTGAAAATCATTAATTACCTCAAGAGGCCAAATATTATCGCCTGTATCCTTATATTGCATATATTGTGGAATACCGCTCAACATACTTTCTTTTATTTTGGAAACCATAAACAAAATCAAAAATACAATTCCAATTCCAATTGCAAAATAAATACTAAAAAATCCTAAACCAATAACACTCGCCACAAGTAACACATTCCCTAAAATAGTGGTGAATAAAAATAAAAATAATTTTGGCTCAAAATACACGACTAATCCAATAATAATAAATACCAAAATAAAAATAATATAGGTTGTTTTCCAATTTTCACTTATTCCTGTTACACTTTTAGATTTCATAAGATATGTCCTAATGTATATAAATATATTTTTATCTCCTTCGTCTAAAGTGCTACAAATTCGTAGAACCAAATCCTCCTTCACCTCGTGCAGTTGTATCACCTAATTCTGCTATATCCGAGACCACGCGAACATAAATGGGAACTAATCCAGGGGCACAAATTTGCACCAACTTGTCACATTTATATACCAAAAAATTATCCACCGAACAATCAAATACGCCAACTAGCGGCCCTCTGTAGCCACTATCAATAATTCCCACCGAATTTGCCAGACGTAACATGGTCTTAGACAAAGAAGACCGAGGGTACATGTAATAACCGGTGCAAAACCGCCGCCCAGATTCGCACACCATGGTAGCCGAGCATTTTATTTGAAAGTTGATGCGATTTACACTTTCCAATTTACAACCGTAGTCTTCTGGTAAAAATATATCAAACCCGGCATCCGGAAATACACCATTTTCCATATTCTTATTGTGGTTATCCGCAGCATAAACGTAGTTACTTAAAAGTCCATTTAAAGGATCCACGCATAAAATGAGTTCCATATAACGGTCACAATTATGAAAACGAGATCTGGTATTTGATACCATATTTTTCGCAATAGTATTAAAAATATTATCAGAAATCTTATCCAATTCTTCTGTCATTTAAAATATAAATATATTACCGAAAATATATTTATATCATTTTTAAATACTATCTTCCACCACCGGAAAGATTCAAAATGTCCAAAAAAATGTTGATTATATCCAGATAATAATCCATGGATGCTGTTATAAAGTCACCATAATAATTTCTTTGCAAAATATGATTTGTATCATAAATAATATACAACGAGAACAAAACCAGCGCGAAACCACTAAACCATCGTTTTGAAGAGCTATAATTCGTAGTAAATATACTGACAAGCTGTACAATAATTAAAAGAAGCAATGCAAAAAATAAACCGGATGCCACTCCTAATCCAAGCTGAACGCCAAATAAAATCAATAAGACGCCAACTGCCATCATGGCCGCAAAAATCCCCGCCGTTCCAGTGACTGCGAATTGTATTAACCCACTATACGCAGGGTTCTCTCGGTAAGAAGAAAATAAAATACCCCAGATAAAGGAGAAAGAAGAAAACAAAATAAATTTTATCCACGATGGCATAGTAACAAATGCTAGAATAAAAATGATGGCAAATTGTGCAATAATGAGCCAAAATTTAGGTTGCTTAGAAACCGGATAATGCATCATGGTCCAATAAGTAATTCCGAGTTGAACAATCAAATTGGAAAAAACGGCGATTAAAAATGTCTTCTTTTCATTCAGTAGTTGGAAAAAATTGGACGCATTTAATCCGCTTCCGCTTCCGCCTCCGCTTCCGCTTCCTTTCAAATTTTTTGCACCTCCAAAAAACCGTTGCTTTAAAGCAGAATCAACCATCTCCCTTTATATAATATCTATACAGAAAAAAGTTGAATTCTAATGTGTCGCACCACCCTGAATTGAATCTAATAATTTTTCTCTAATTACCGGGTCATTTAATAAACCACAATTCTTCGCTTTCGCCGCTTTCTGATTCTCGGTAAGTTCCCAGTAGCCCGGAGGAGGTACCAAAAAGTTCTGCACAAAAACAGGTGGAGGAGGACCACGCGTTCCCGTATTGCTGGCACTTCCGGAACCACCATTTGTCGCAAATGGAAATGGTTTTTGCGGTCCCACCGGATTCAACGCTCGCTGCTGAACTTGCAGCGTGTATTGGCTCGCCGTTTGAGGTATTCCCAAATTCTTGGTATATCCTGGATTTGACTCAATAATTTTATAAGCTGTGTATCTGGCCGTAGTAGTACTGCAACCAGTCGGACTACAAAAAATACGATGACCCACATAGACTTGCGGTTTATTCGTGTCATTGACACATACATTCGCTGCCGCTTTGTTTTGAATGTACAACCACTGACTCGCATTATCCGATAGATTACTGTTACCATATACGGGCTGTACCCAGTAATTCGGATATTGCCCATTATTAATCCACATATATTTCTTTTCCAACATACCATCAGTTGAGAGAACGGATGGCTTAATAAACTCATACTGAGAACCGCGATTCACTGCTTTTACCAACGGCGAAACGAAAAGTGGTTGTGCTTTTACGTAAGTGTTGCGAACCGCACCGGACCCCCAACAAGGATGCTGACCGCGAAAGGGTGTCCCGCTTTTTGACATAGCCATGCTTTGTCCAACGTAACCTTGATTACGACGGCCGCCATTGATGGAAAATCCAACGGGACCATCAGGAGCTTCAAAATTTACACCGCCAAAGGGTCCTTGTCTCATCCATTTTCCTCCTGGTGGTTTTCCGGAGCGTCTTGAGCCATAATTGATGACACCTTTTTTCTTAAACGCTTGAATAGACATAATATAATATAATATAATACAATAATATAATACAATACAATACAAAACAGATAACTATGCAAATTTGTATTTTATATGGAAGTCAAACAGGAAACTCGCAATGTATTGCGGAGGAACTTGCCCAACGTTTAAATGAAGAACTAAAGATATCTATCAGATGTAATTCATTGAATTCCGTAAAAGAGGACATTACTCAATTAAAAAATAAATATAATTTGGTATTTGTTGTTTGTTCAACAACTGGAAACGGTGATGCGCCTGATAATGCATCGCAATTTTGGAAAATAATCAAAAATCGCGCACTACCAAAAACCATATTTGAAAATATGAAATATTCTGTTTTAGGATTAGGGGATACAAATTATGATAAATTTTGTGCCGTGGGGAAAAACATAGACAAACGATTACATGAATTGGGAGCTATACGTTGTATTGATTTGTGTTGTGCAGATGAAGCGTCAAATTTAGAAGAGACGGTGGATGCATGGCTTAAAAAAGTACTTGATTATTGCAAAAACTCAAATAAAACCCCAAAATAAAACCCCAAAATAAAACCCCAAAATAAAACTCTAAACAAATAAAAACGTTCTCTTTTTTGGTTCTACATGTAGAAGACGTAAAATGGTCCAATATAGTTTTGTCCCAAATATTTGTTTTAATACGCTTGACAAATTTATTTCAAAACTAGTCTCTGAAACATTTACGTTGGAAATACAAAATACTGCCAAAGCACCTAAACTATAGTAAAAAGTTTCAACTCCTAATTTGCATGGCAAAAAATCCAACAATAAAATTTCCGGAGAACAAAACCCATGACGAGAGAAAGGCGACAAAAAAGTAATCTGTCCTGCAGCATCTACCGGACCTATATTTTCTGGATTAACAAAAATAAAATTGGAATCATTTATAACTAAAATATCTTTTAAGCGAATACAAAAAATACTATATTTTTTTTCTTTTTCTTTTTCTAAAAAACTATTTTGATTTGCAAGATTATATAAAAGCGACAAGCAAGAATTGTATGACAACGACGCTTTTGATGTTTTTTTCTCCCGTTCCATTAAATGCATTTCTAGTGTCTGTACTTTTTTGGCAGTAAATATAATTTTCCTTTTATAAATGCTGCAATTTTCATCGCCTAATATAAAAGAAATAGACCGTAATAAATATAAATAATCAGAATTGTATTGAATAGAATATCTACATTTATCCACTTCTTTTTCTTTTTTTTCTTCTTTTGACACTAAAAAATGAGAAAAAGAACAAATCGTTTCTGCCATATTAAATAAGATGAATAAAAAAATGGTACTAGTTTTGCGCAAAAAAAAACATTTTGTTATTACTACAAATAACAAAATGCCATTTTTACAATTTTTTTATATTTTTTTACAAATTTTTTTATTTTTAATTTTGTTGCACTTTTTTAAAGTGCATTTTATATTTTTTATTTTTTTATTTTAATACTTTTTTAAAGTATATTTTGCTATAATTTTTTAAAGTATATTTTGTTGCACTTTTTTAAAGTGCATTTTTTAAAGTGCATTTTCGCACGGAGATGGAGAATTCGGTGGAGAGCCATCAGGAGTAAAAGGTTGAAAAGACTGTGGTTTTTTTTCTTCCGGTCTTATTCCTCTTCCTTCTGATCCTCTTCCTTCATAACCTCTTCCTCCAGATCCTCTTCCTCCAGATCCTCTTCCTTCATAACCTCTTCCTCCAGATCCTCGTCCTGCTCCAGAGCCTCTTCCTGCTCCAGAGCCTCTTCCTCCTTGTCCTTGATACCGCGATGATTTTAAGTGTGAGTCACCGGAACTATCGCAAAAGTCAATTTTTACACCACTTTTTGGGTTATCAACCGTACGTTGCGACCGATTTGCACTTACTTTCCAGAACCAAGGGCCGTCATAAATGATTTTGATTTCATGTCCTGAAAGCAGACGAATTCGCGCTTGATCTGCAATAGATGACTTATTCCACAACAAATGAATAAATACACGCTTTAAAACATCACCCTTTTCATCAGTACGTGAGATTATATCTACGCGCTGAATATGACCGATATCTAATTCACGCAATACAGACTCTACACGTTCCTTCGTAATGTTGTGAAACACACGAGGAATGCATAAGCTAGGAACATCCATGGGAACATTTGCAAGGTCACTTGCATTAAAAGACGATTGAGAAGACATATTATTATTTTAAAAATTAGACACAAGTTTAGTTTCCATATATATAGTTGGTTAAAAGCATTTCAATTTTTTTATTAAAAAAATAAAAAAATAATAAAATTTATTATAACATTTTATATAATAAATGAACTATTCATCATTTACCAAAAAAATAAATAGTAATGATTATGATTGCATTGTAGGAGTCGGAAACAAATGTCCGACTGTCATGATTTTAAAAAAACTGGGAATATATAAAGATTCATATCCATTTGATTATATTCCTTCTACACCGCAATTAATTCTCAAATATTTGCACGACCATAGCAATTTTTTACCTGAAAAAAATAAGACCATATCAAATGACGGAATTTGGTTTGGTCATTTTTCATTAGATGATGCTAATTATGATAATACAAAGCAAACATTTAACAAAAGGTTTGAACGTCTTTTCAACAAACTACAAAATAAAAAGAAGATTTTATTTATATATTCCAGTGAGGCAGATATATATAATGAGCTAGGGAATAGGTATAGTAATAATTATAAAATTTTATGTGAAATAAAAGAATATATAAGATATAAATATGCATACGATGACTTTACAATTGTAGCCATTCACACAAATAAAACCTACAAAAATGATAAAAATATAATGAATTATAATATAAATGTACCAGATGAATATTTATCTAATAATATGGAAACTCATAATGAAAAAACAACATCAATATATAGAACTGTATTAGAATCATTATTAAAGGAAATTTTTAATAAATAAAAATTGATTTACTTATTTTTATTTAAATAAATAAATAGAAACAAGAAAATATAAAATAAATCATGAACAACGAAAACGAAGAAAACATGGAAGAAAATATGGAAGAAAATATGGAAGAACCTAAAGAAAATATCCTATTTACTCCAAATAGGGTAAATTTTATTATTGAAAGTTCAACCATAATGGTAGAACTGCATACAATGATGGAAAAAGTAAAAAAAATAGAGGAGCAACTGATTCAAGAAATACGGTCAAGTGTAAGTACAGTAGATTTCTTTACACCCAGCAAAGATGCTTCCACACGACCAAAAAAAAGAATGAGAAAATAAAAAATAAATAAATATTAAATTTGTAAAAATGTAAAAAAGTATTTCATATTTCCATATGAAATAATTTAATCGCTTCACAACTGAACTATTGGAGCGACCGAAGGAGTTTGAAACATTTAAATACAAAATATAAAATAAACCAACTCAACAAGGTCTTACAATGAAACCGTACGATAGACATTAAGCAATTTTTATTAAAGTAATTGTTCCGCTAGTGCTTACAATTACTGTGTTCATGGTCGCCACTGTTAATGTACATACAAGATCTAGTGTTGAATCACTATAAGTTGTTGTATAACTATATCCGATTTGAGTATTTGCTGTCGGTAAAGGAGTATTGGTACTAGAAAATGACATTAATATTATATATATATATATAATATTATTTTACAACCGGCGCCTAATACTTCGGCTTGATACATGCGGCGAGCCTTTTTACTTTCTTCCCCTTTTCTTTTTTTTTAAAAATGTTTGCTCCTACCCAGATTTGAACTGGGGTCACAGGCTCATAAGACCCGCATTCTAACCAACTAAACTATAGGAGCAAATAATCACCGATACAGGGATTTGAACCCTGGTCAAAGTTTTAGCTTTTATCCTGAACCACTAGATGATATCGGAATTCCCAAATGCTTGTAGGCTTTTTTTGATTTAAAAAAGGTTTGCTGTACCCTACAATAACTCCACCCCACCCCCACCATTGCTTGTAGGCTTCTTTTATAAAAAGGTTTGCTGTACCCTACAATTCCACCCCCTACATCATTAAATGATAAAATGACTTTAAATTCTTTTTTATAAAATAAATAAAAATATAATATTATATAATAAAAATGAGTTTAAATCCGCCGAACAACCCTATCAATAATTTATCTAATAAAACCCCGAATTACTGTATATGTAAGGAGGATGATCCTGAATTCATAAAAAAAAGAATATTTTTACAATCCCTAGAAACAGCATTATTATTTGTGGGCGCCTTCATTTATTATGATTTTATGAAAGTATTCCACAAATCATTATTACAATTCGTTCATGGAAATATATATTTGTATCACCTTATAAGAGCATTAAACCATGTATTATTTATTTTTCTTTTAGACTTTTGTATCATATCTATTTTTGCATTCGTTTTTAATACACCGATTTAATATTTACAATGACCAAAAGGGTCCATCAAATTTTTTATAAAAGGATTTAATGATTGTGGGTCTTTTAACGGTTCGTATGACCAAAACAATTCCCGAAAATATCGCTCTTTCAAAATCTCTGCATTCGCAATTTCTAAATGAAACATTTGGTCAATAATAGAAAACGCAGATTTTAACATTAATATCTCACGAACAAGGTCTTTTTTTAAATTAAAGAGAGAAACTAATTGATTTCTATAATTACTATCCAACATTGTTTTATCTACTTTTTCCACTGCATTTATATAACGAATCTCATTCTTTACATTTTTTAAATTAGTAATTGTTTTTTTCCTATGATCGTCTATTTTTTTGATGATAGAAAAAATATTTGTATTATAAATTACTGGATAATATCTGCGAATAACATGTGGAATCAAGAATTGATTTGTTTCTTTTATCTCTCCAATTTTTTTCTCCACATCATTCAATTTTTGCAACATATCGTGTTCCAAATCTTTTTTCAATTTTACTCCGGTATCTATAGTACTAGCACCACCATTAGAATCAGAGTTTTCCATCCCGATGGTAAAATCGCGAAATAATAAAATGGACCCAGATGTAAATTCTACCGAACTTTGCAATTTGTCATATTGGTGAGACGAAATTTTATGTGCCTCGGATGCTGCGTCTAATTTAAAATAATTCACAAGAGCTAATAAAAAGGCAATTAACGCATTTACCGACGATATTAAAATATATCCCCACGAATAAGATTGAACAATAGACGCCAACACTGTAGCTGCGGTAGATAACATAATAGCAGGCATCATTAAATAATGTAACTGCATTTCACAATAATATTTTGATTCCATATAAATTATTTTTTGACCTTTTAAATAGCTAGCTAAAATGTCTAATGAGGAGGAATATTTGTGATTAATATCAGTATAATATTTATCTATACTATGTTCTACTTGTTTATAATTAAGTTTTTTATATTTCACTTCACGTTTTTGAATACATTCTAGGTCATGATTATGCAATGATTTTAAATGCGTATGATTGTGTTGTTTTCCAAATGATTCTTCACTATATGTGTCACTCAAATCACTTGCACTCTCTGAAAAATAATTATCATCACCAATGCTTATTTTTTCTATTTCTGAAAAATTACTTTTATGTATTTTTAAAACATGAAAAGTGTTTTTTAATATCTGTTTTGTATCATTTTTTAACGTATTGTTATGTAAATTATTATCAATTTCTATAATTGATTTTGGTTGTTCAATATCATTTTGGAGCGAGCCGACGCCGGTGAGAGACTGAACTCCGTAGGCGATATCCGATGGAGTTGGTAGTATATCTAAAAAAATATTTTCTTGCATTTCACTATTTTGCATTTAAACTATTTGGTCTTCTGCATTGTTTGAAGATTTTAAATTTTATAATAAATTTTATAATAAATTTTATAATAAATTTTATAATAAATTATATAATTTAATAAATATATAGTATAACAAATGAAAAATATGCTTGTTTTTTATGGTTATCATCCAGATTGGAAAAATATATATGATAAAAATATGTTGAAAAATGAATTGCGAGGTATTATTGATGATGTTATTATATTTAAACGCATTGACGAATTACGAAATTATTTAAAGACAGAAGGTCAAAATTATAAAAATTATATTATGCCATCTAGAATACATCATATACATGAATTAAATAATGCAAATATAAATTCTTTGTTCCAAATTGATTCTGGTTGGTTAAAACAATTAGAGGATAAAAAACTGTTTGTTGATTATGTGTCAAAAAATAATTTACATAAATTTTTCCCACGAATTTATACAAAGGCGTGCAATCGTAATGAAGATAAATTAGTTATTGTTAAACCTCGCGATTCTGCTTTCAGTATCGGTGTTTATAAAAAGAAATTACGCGAATTAGAAGATTGTGAATTTGATAACAATGTTGTGCAAGAATATATTTATGAATCAAAAGAATATGCCGGATATTTTGTTTCCCACAATGGTAATATAACGAATGCATTTGCGTATGTTGGCGAATACGGAAATACAGAATATATAAAATGTGCCGGAGGAAAACATGACCCGACACCGCAAAAAAGGGTCATATTAAACGACACCATAAAATCAATTTTTGAAAAATTTTTGAAACCATGTTCCTACACCGGAACTTGTTGTTTTGATTTTAAAATAAAGGATAGAAAAATATATGTATTTGAAATAAATCCGCGCATGGGAGGATCTCTGAATGTACCAAAAAATAAACAAGATTTAATAGATATTATTAGAGACCTTGTGAAAATTTATGATATTCGTAATGTTTATAATTAACTCTTATATATTACCATCATAATTTTGAATCAAGTCACGAATCACCTCGGCCAAATTATCTTTATTCCATGGAGAATTTAATGCTCCATTTATCCGTGGATTCATTTCAAATACATTCATTTTTTTATTCTCCAGCTTAAAATCAAAACAACAAGTTCCCGTATAGGAACATGGTTTTAATATTCTCTCAAAGACTGATATTATTTTATCATTTAACATTATTTTTTTAATAGATTTCATATTTGGTTTCCCTTTATCAAATTTAATATAGTTGTTAGTATCAAAACTAGAAACATATGCAAAGGCAAGCGTAATTTTACCTTTATTCGCAACAATTACTGCATCATATTCTTTAAATCCGTATATATATTCTTGCACAACATTCGCATCAAATTCCCAATCTTTTAATTCACATAATTTCTTTTTATAAACACCGATACTGAAACAAGAATCGCGCGGTTTAACTATAACAGTTTTGTCGCTATTACGTTCTCCGGATTTTGTATAAATTTTCGGAAGAAATTTATTTAGATTATGTTCTCCCATATAATTTGCGAACAATTTTTTGTCTTCTAATTGGCTTAAAGATCCAGAATCAATTTTGAACAAAGATTTTACACCCACATTATTTAATTCATGTATATGATGTATTCTAGAGGGTAAAATATAATTTTTATAATTTTGTCCTTCATTATTTAAATAATAACGCAATTCATCAATAGTTTTAAATAAAACAACGTCATCAATAATATCGTGTAAATATTTCATTAATGCGGTTTTATCATATATGTCATGCCATAAATCAAAATAACCATAAAAAACCAATACATGTTTCATTTATATATTACATTACAATTTTAAAAAATATAAATCTCAAGATTCTATTTCTATTATAATAAAATAAATCTAAATTATATAAACGAATGCCTATGCAAACAAGAAAAAGAACAAGAGTTCCGTGGGCTGGATGGAAGAACGAAAAACCAGGTTATCATCAAAAAACGGTTATGCTACGAAAATGTGGAAAAAAATGTTTTCTAGGACCAAATAAATCTTTTCCTATTTGCAAAAAAAATACATGCATTGTTTCAAAAAAAGGTGTATATGCTGCTTATATTCGCTCACGCCAATATAGCCGTAAAAATAAATCGTATAGAAAAATTGCAACACGTGCAAGAAAAATGATTTAATAAATAAAATTGAATTTAATTTATATGAATATTATATGTCAGCTAAATATAAACATATATTAATATAAATAATAATAATATAAATAATATCATTGATAATGATGATAAATTCTCCAAAAAAAAATATACAAATATTAGATGACTGGGGATTCTTTATAAAAATTGACGATGAACCTATAATAACACAATCATCAATCATTTCAAAATATAAACCGCGTCTTATATTTATTTCTGAAGATGAAGAAACGGCATTTTATTCTAAAATACGGAAACATACACCAACTAGAAGTATAATTGTTATGAGGAATATATCATCCTCTCATAAAAATTTAGACTCAATAACAGATTTTCTAGAAAAAGAAAAAGAAAAAGAAAAAGAAAAAGAAAAAGAAAAAGATTTTGTACAAACAAACTCTTTTTTGAATATACAAATAACATATTATCTATTTTTAACTGCCGTTTTGGGTTCAGGAATTTTATTATTCTGGTATATTTATGCATATCAAGCATAAAAATCCTGTTCATAATCATTTTCATTTATAATACTTGTAGTAACACCACTGTATAACGCATTTAATTCTTTACATGAATCACTGTAACATGCTCTACACGACATATTTCTTTTCGGTATTATAGGAATAAGAGGAGGAACTGCCCAATAACATGGTGTTTTATTTATTTTATATAACAAAAATTGACCCTGCGTATTTATTTTTTTGCAAAATGGGTCATTTATATTCGTTTTTTGACAAAAAGAACTAGCGGCCCTTTTTTTTATCAAATAGTCACGATAATCGCGAACAAATATTCCTGGAATATAAGACATCTACACCGAGTTACTATATCATAATTGAATATTATATTATAAAATAAAAATAAAAATAAAAATTGAATTATACATAATTAACTATAATTAACTATAATTAACTATAATTATTTATAACAAATACAAAGGAAAAGACAATGTGGAATAATTTATGCAGTTGTTTTTGCAGAAGCAAACGTAAAGTAATAAAAGAAGAAAATCTCCATCTTAAACAGTCTTTATTTACTATAGAAGACCCGCCAATAGAATGGAAAAATACCATACCATTTATTCCACCGGTATCAGAAGGACAAGTTATCAAGGTATATGACGGAGATACAATTACAATTGCCGCGAAAATCGCTATTCCAAATTCACCTTTATACCGGTTTTCTATTCGTTTAAATGGAATTGATGCACCTGAAATAAAGGGTCGCAGCGAAGATGAGAAAGTATCTGCCTTAAAAGCGAGACGCGCCTTAGATAAATTAATTTTGCACAAAGTGGTGCAACTAAAAAATACAAAAACAGAAAAATATGGCCGAATACTCGCTGATGTATATTTGGGTTCTTTACACATCAATCAATGGTTATTAGATGAAAAATTAGTAGTGCCGTATGATGGAACTACAAAACAATCTCCTGCATCTTGGTTAGAATATAATAATCAAACAGCAAATATCATTGCGGAAGGTATTTATTGATTAAATGTCATAAGCAGTTGTTAAAGCCAGAACGAATGAGTAATCTAAACCATTTAAATTTAAAACACGCCCATAATCATCTAAAAGCTGAATATGTAATTTTTGTATATCTACTGGACCAAAATAGATGCGTGATGTAAAAACTGCGCCAGATATTAGATTATCTAGAACAATATATGGTGCTCCTTGATTAGGTCCTATAGCAATTCTAGCTAAAATATTTTTTTGTAGAACAGATGAATTAAATGCACCAAAAAAATTTTGATTTACATTATTATTATAATCATCCACCACTAAATATATATATTTTGTACCACTTAAGTCCAATACAGCTTCTGAAACATACGTATTTAAACCCGCATACACCGGTCCGCGAAAACCCATCAACCATCCAAATTTTTGCGGTATAGGTATAGAATCTAAATTCCCATTTTTATCTACCGCAAAATTGACCGTAAAATTAAATGTTAGTCCAGATGCAGGATTAATATAAATAGTTACTTTATTATTACCATTTGGACCCGCACTATTATTCCAAGAAAATAACAGATGCGACAAATTAGAAGAAAACCCACTAACTGCTGCATTCAAGACAGCCATTAAATTTGAACCAGTATAATTACCGTCGGGTAAAATAATAAATTCGGGGTCCCCGATTAGTTCCCCATTATCATCTTCTAATTGTAATGACATATAGTTATTACCTAAACATGCCGCAATTACATAATAGCTTTGCACTATTTGAAAAGTTGTCAATAGCATATTTGTTACTGAATTGAATTTATACGGTAATAGGAAATTAAAATCGGTTGAAGGTGTTGTATAATAATTATCACGAAACTTCGTATCAATACTTACATTTTTAATAATGGTTCGCTTCATTAATGGATTAATAAAACCGGGCATCGTATCTTGTGGAAAAGAATAACTGTATGGGGTGCTATTTGCTCTACGATCAATAACAAAATTACTACCATTTTCAGCAAAAATGGCAGATTTTTGTAATTCTAAATTAGTATGATAGATGGTTGATTGAGGGATAGATGTATCTGGTGGAGGAATAGGAGGAAGAGTTGGTGCCGGCATTAAACTTTTCGGTTTTTTATTATGCAGATCTTCCAATAATAATTTTTGTGATTGCATTAAAAAATCTAATGTTTTTTTTCTAGTAGATTCGTCTATCTTTTTATCAGAACCAATTTTTTGTTTTAATATATCTGCTTTTTGCTGGAGTACAATTTCATTATAACTTGCTGGTAATTCAAAAATCTCTTCTAATTCTGGTTTTTTATAATTTGCCAAATTCAAATCAAAGTTCATCTATATATTATAATTATATTATGGATTTATATTTTAATCATACTAAAAACGAAAACCTATAAAAAAATAAAATCTAAACAAAGATTTTGTTTTTTATAGGTTTTATAGGTTTTTATAGGTTTTTATAGGTTTTTATAATTTTGTTGCACTTTTTTTAAAAGTGCATTTTTATTGATTTTTATTTTTATTTTTATTTTTATTTTTATTTTTATTTTTTATTGTTTTTATTGTTTTTTATTTTTTAAACCGATAATTCTAAAATTTGATTGCGCAGTTCAATCATTTCCTTCTTCATTGTCTGATTTTCTTTGTACAACGCAGCATTTTTATCCTCTAACATTTCTGCATAGGTAGAATCTACAAACGCGAATAATGGTGATACCGCATCATCCACTATACTTATTTCTAGACATTGTTTGCGATCTCCGGGTAGAACCCGCGTTCCAGTATTTGGCAAGACAATCCAAAACCAAGGGTCGTCATATACTAACCGCGCTTCCTTACTTGGGTCTTCTACCCTTTGTAAAAACCGCATAGCAGATTCAGACATATACCAGTGTGAGAAATGAATAAATGCACAATTATATTTCTTACCTTGCTTGTCAATATGGGACACTAAATCAATCTTTTTTACTAAACCAAGTTGATTGCTTTCAAATGCATTCGCAATTCTCTCCTTGGAGATATTGGGAAACATGTGAGGAATAAATACACTGAAATTAGTCGCGTTCATTTTAATTTTAATTATAATTTTGAAATCTTTTGTTATAAGTCTGTGTATATATCTTATTTCCAAATAAGCATTTCAATTTTTTTTTGAATCCTTAAAATAAAATTAAAAATAAAAAACAAAAACAATACCAAAATGATTATTAATTTTGTAAAAATTTAATTAATTTAGTAATATATAAAATGTGTTCTTGTTCTAAACATGCCAGATGTAGTAAGGTTTTATTTACAGGAACGTATGATATAACGTCCGCAACTAGTACAATAAATACACTTGCTGCACCATTTAATTTGAAACACCATAATACTGACAGTATTATGAACGATTTATTTTATTATACGAGTCTGAAACATGACCCAACCAATAAATACCTGAATGACAATTTTACCTTTTCTTCCAACGATAAATGCGGCAAATTCATTGGTGAAATTAGATGTTCTGCCTTGTACCAAGATACTGGAACCGGTGGGATATCTGTACCACAAGTAATTACAAATTGCGTGTTAGGTGGTTCCGGTATTTATAAAGATGTTACCAGTGTTATTATTGACTTCAGAAATCCGATACGAAAAGTGTATTTTTTGGGAAAATATGGTAAAAATTGCAAGTAAATAATTTTATAAAATTAAAAAATAATATTATCATTTTCAATAATATTATTAAAATTAGTAAAAAACCGACCCTCCTATAGTCTTTTCCGACTTGCTAAATACCCAGCAGCAGATGTTCCGATTTGTCCATAACCAGAGTGAGGTTTGTACATGTAATTATGATTATATGTGTAACATAATGTATTGCTGCAGTTATTCAAAGGAGCAATTGTAGGTGGTGGAATAAACGAACGAGTCGTATCATAAAAATAATTGGCTCTGCTTACAGGAGTAAATGGAGAAGGCATCTATAGTATGCATAAATATTATAATACCCCGAGCGAAGCTTATTTTCCACAACCACAACCACCACCACCCGTGGTTTTCACATTAATACGTTGAAACATAGATGCCCCAAAACCATTACAACCTGGACTTTGTCTTTGACTTTGACTTTGAATTTGACTTTGTGGTTGGGGTTGGCTTTGTGGAGAAACAAACGGACCCATAACATTTCTTTGACGCATACTATTTCCATCTAAACCAAAACTCATAAACATTTTTCCAGGCATTATTATATATA